AAGATAGGCGACAGCATTTCGAAACCATTTCAAAAACAATTCATACCCATCAATTAAAACAAGGTCGGCTACCGATTTTTGAGAATCAGAAGCAGCCTCAGAGTAGTCCTCGATAGTTTGTTTTGAGTATTCAGCATATACCGCACTGACAGCTTCTTCCATAGCATAAGAAGCGGATAGGCGATCAAACGCAAGTGCCTCGCGCTCCGAATCGTAATCCCTCTTGGAATCATCGGGAGTCTTCCTCTCTTTTAGGCGGCGGCTGATAGGGTTGAAGCGATTAAGAATATTCTCAATATTTAATCCAAGAACAACTCGATCCGGCTCAGGACTTAGCCACTCACCGCTTGGATCCATTACGTAAAGATTATAGGCGTGACCCTTAACAGCGTCAAGAATTCGTGCAAGGCTATTGGAATCAAGACGGTAAAGCTGTTCTACGCCTTTCCGTTTATCGCTAAGCTTGCCTTCAAGCCCGTCTGCGCTTTCACTGGCAACCCGAAAAACCCGCCGAACCCAAGGTTCGCTAACAAATGCAGTAACCAGAATTTGTTGACCATCACCATCAAGCAAAACAGACCCGTTTTCATTCGTCATTGGGATTCGAAGCACATCACTCTGTTCAAGCCAGGCCTCAGTCTGACCAAGCGAGGCATCAACTTCCCTATCCGAAGAAAAAGGATCTTCATAAACACGACCCGCCTTTTCATTCTCCAATGAATCACGGACAATAGATTCACCCTCAACCGATTCGTCAGCTTCGCCAAAGTAAACGCTACCTTCAGGATCGATGCGATCCCTAAACTGCTCAACACTATTTCGAACAAGAGCGTCGCTAATACTTAAAAGGCGCAATTGACCGAGCCTTATGTCCTCATTAAGCTTCTCAAGTTCGGGAGACTTAGCCGCCCCCGGTTGAGGACGAAGACCTGTCCGCTTTTCATGTAGATCGCGGAGCACAGTGATAACCTTAAGCCTTTCTTCTAAAGCTAGGCTAATAGTGTCTAATGATCCGTCATCAATGCCTTGATCGCCTTCAACCTCTCTATCCTTTCTAGGATTAAGAGGAACGAGCGCAAGGATTGCAGGCGGAAAATCTTTAGGAAGATTCTTTGCGTAGTCTTTCTGTTGAGGGGTCTGAGCTTGCTTCCCGACTTGCTTCCTAAATCGTTTGACAGTGAGAATCCAAGCCGCCTTAGCAAGCTTATTCTGGAGCTTCTTAGTGGTCACAACTCCCCCACTCGCTCTCGCTAAAGCATCGTACTCCCCCATAAAAATCACATGGATGCGGGAGGCATAAACGGAATCAGGTGTAGCTCGTAAAGCAGCCTCCGAAGTAGGTGCGGGATTAGCAGGTTTGTGCTCGGATATTGGCGATGATGGGGGTCTTGGTGAAAGCCGATCCTTTGGAGCCTCAAATTCTTCCGGAAGAACAACTCCCCTTTCAAGCATCAGCCCGCGATACACCGACCAAGTATTTCCACCAGCGCGACGAAAATAACGATTAAGGAAATCGTTAAGGAAGAATTGCAAAGCAAAACCGCTTGGGACTTTAGGATTAGCTTTGGTGCCTCGCTCTTTAATGGCAAGCATTCCACGGGATATATGAGTCACCTGATGCTTCAAGTAATCCATTCTATCCAAAATGTATTTCCCAGACCTTATCCTGTCAGCTTCAGGATACTCCCGGGGAGCGTTTTTCACCGCAGAGGCAAGATCATTGCCAACTTCATTTTCAGAGAACTTATACATGAAGTATTCATAAAGCTGAAAATGAATATCTTTAAGAGCCGAGTCAACTGCAAGGCGTCGTGTAGGGTTATCTGTAAGCTCGCGCCTTAAAGAGGGCGGAACAGTCTCAGGTATGGACTCAGCTATTTTAGTTAAAGTATCCATTGCATCCTCAATCTGCTTAAAGCTGCGATGCTCAAGGAGGTCGCTTAATCGGAGCCTGCTGGCAATCTCGCCTACACGAATAGGCGAGGGCGCAGAGGAGGCAGCAGAAGGCGAAGGCACAGGGCGAACGGTTGCACGAATAGGCGCAGGCGCAGAGGAGGCAGCAGAAGGCGAAGCGGGGGTGGCGGGGGTGGTATTCGGAGTCCACACCCCTGAGCCGGAAGCAAGTTCGACGTAACCATTCGCAAGGAGATAGCTTGCCAATTCTCGCTCACCCATATTGTACGGACGCGCTCGGTCTGCGCCACGGTCAGCTATAATGGTTGCGCCAGAGCTAAGCGCAAGACTGACCTCTTTCTTATCAATGCCTTTCCGCCCACGCCGCGCACCTTCCACGGACACAAAAACTTTATCGGAACTGTTATAGCTGCCAGTGTTCGCAAGATTGCCCCAAGCGTCTGCGTACGCTTGCGTGGAAGATTCAGCGCTGCCGCTACCGATAAACTTATTCGCTTGGTCTGATTTAGCCTGGTCTTTTTGAGCGTAAGGTCTATTGAGGGGAAGGGCAATCCTAGGAGTGGCAGCAGCAGGCTGAGGATGAGCAACGACATTGGTATAGGCTGCGTTTAGCGCTTTAATAAACCCGCTATCCCTGCCAGAACCCTCCCAAGAAAAGCCAGAAGGCCGAATACGAGGAGAAGAGAAAACGGTATGATTGCTCGAAAGCAGCCAAGCAGAGCCGCCTTTACTGGTAATCGCTCGAACTAACTCTGGATACTGATTAAGCTTAGCCTTGATTATTCTTGACATTACCCCCATGTCGCGGGAGTCTTGACTAGGATCCGACCGAGTAGACTTGTTAGCTTGGTACCAATGCTCTGCACTTTGACCGCCCGTCGGCTTTATCAGGCCAGACAAAACTAAAGCCTTAACTATATCAGGCTGAGTAATATCCCACGTTTTGCCAAATGTTACGTTAGTCAATGCCTGCCCCAGCAAGCTCCCACCGCGAGCCTTGGATGCAATATTCTCACCACGGGCGACAGCGGGAGTCGCAGCAACCGAAGCAGGCTGAGCGGCAAGCCAGTCCTGAACAATATTAAGGTGGTTCAATTCACTCGGCTTGTAATACCCGACAGACTTCCCACGCAACGCAAGCACTGCATCACGAAACTCAGTGTCGTTTTTAATCTTACTCAGGAAGGTAGCCTTAAACTTATTAACCGCTTGCTCTCTAGTTAGAGTGCCTCCACGAACATCGCTCGCTATATCAGGATTGCCAAGCCACCCAGGATTGCCGGGTTTAGTGTTTAAGATTGTAGCCTTGCCATAACCAGCGCGCATTCCATCAAAATCGCCCTGACCGCTAGGGACGATGCGGAATGACTGAGCTTCAATATCGCCACGGGTAGGGGTGGCGGTAGTGGTAGGGGCATTGGGATTAGCAGAGGATCCTTTAAGTAATTTCTGAATATACGAAGACGCTTCCGCATCATTAAAGCCTTGAATATTCTGCTTACGAAGCCAATCAAGCGCAACGCTAGCAGACTTCACAACACTCTTTGACACTTTGTATGAGACGCGAATGACCTGAATCAAGGCGATAGCAGCGTCCCTTGAAATCCAAACGGGGGAGGAGATGATGCCTTCATAAAGATTGCCTCGCCCCCCTCGCAACCCTACTCGTTTAAGACGCTTTTCAGCATAATCAAGCCCGTCCAAGAATGGATCACTCGGCTCCGGATTCGATTCAGTCTCAAGCCTGAGTTCTTCTCTAAGATCAGCATCGAATTTATCGGCAAGCTCGCGCTCAAGCTCAGATTTAAGACGCTTTTGAGCATCATCAGGCCCGTCCAAGAACGGATCACTCGGCCTCGGATTCGATTCTCTAAGACCGGCATCGAATTTATCGGCAAGCTCACGCTCAAGCTTAGCCTCCATGTCCTCTGGCGTTACCGCCGCCGGGGTTGTTCCCGTCTCCAAAGGAGCAGGAGTCCCCGGCGGCAGTACTTCCGCAGGAACCAGTGAAGAAACCACGGGAGATTGTTGCTGGGTGGCGGGGGCGGGCTGCTCGAACTTTGCCATTAGAGCATCAATGATGTCATTCGGCTTCGTTGAATCAGTTATCTCAATTCCGTTCTCTTTTGCAATTTTACGCAGTTGATTGGTTACAAAAGCTGGCACTCCTTTTCTGTCTCGCACTGAAGCTAACAGCGACACGGCCTCTGGCGTCAGACGTCCTGTTTGAGTGGCGGTAGCTTGACTCCGAGCGTTCCGGTAAATTGTTTCAATTTCCGATTCAGGGATTCCGTACACTTGTGCCACTTCAAGAAATTGCCGTTTCGCTATCTCTCTTGCCTCTACAGCGTCGGCCGCTAAATCAAACGGCACTTCGTGTACTTGATTCTCGGCCTCGACCAAAGCGATTGCTGCCTCTTCAACCTCCTTCCGCTTCGCCTCCGCATAGGCGGCGGGAGTAGCCGCAGACCGATATTTCTCCTGACTAGCCGTTCGTCGACGTTCAATTTCAGCAGCTTGCTCCTTTTCAGCAGCTTGCTGCTCCAGAAGCCTTCGAAGTTCCGCCTCTGTAGCAATAGCCCGAACGGCATCGTTACCATCTCCTGTGGAGGCTCTAGCTTTTTCAGCAGCCTCCAACTGGGCGTTAACCCTGTCAATAGCAGAGCTAGGGTTAATTCGGCCGGGAACATTCATTGCGCCCCCAAGCGCCGCGCCGCTGACCATACCAGTCGCCGCCTGCTTGCCAACGCCCTCATCCCACGGCTTGCCAAGCGCAATGTTCTGAAGAATCGCTTCCTGTGTCGATTGAAACAATTCCTCCGTACCCTCAACAGCCGCGCCAGCGGGAAGGCGAACACCAATGTGCCGTGGAACCGAGACGCGCTGGCCATCAAGGAGCAAAGCATCAACGTCATCCAAGCCAATCCGCTTCGTCAGACCGCCGCTGCCAGCCGTAACCAAGCCTGTAGCCCCACCCGCCAACACCGATAAAGCCGCCTGCTCCGGAGTGATCAGGCCGCTAGGGGTCTGTTGGCGAATGCTTTCCGCAGTGCTGCCAGCGGCAATAGCTCCCTCGCCAGCGCCTAGCGCGATCAACTTGTTCATCGCAGGAGCGGACTTCAATAGCCCTTTAGTGATAGCCTGTCCGCCAAACATAGACGGGCCTGATTCAAGCAGCGTATCGGTAAGGGCTAAAGGATTCTGAATCAAAGCTTTAGCTGTTCCTGCAAAACCTTTAGCTGCTTCTACGTTGCCCAGTTGCCTACGCATCTCCTCAGATTGGAGGCTGTCAGTAATAAGCTTCTTAAGATAGCGAGGGTCGTAGCCAAGTCCCTTCTCCAAGCCGTAACCAGCCCAACCAAAAGAAGGGATGTCGGCCATTCCAACAAGCCCTTCACCAAGAGCAACACCCCCTTTAGCTAAACCCCCTACAAGGTCTCCAGCAGACCGACCCCAGCTAGGTAGGTCGACCAAAGACTCCGCAACAGTTTGCATCCGTGGCTCAGGAGTTTTTGAAGCGGACTTTATGCGAATATAGTCAGCCTTGAATTCGGGATTATCAAGTTGATCAGGATAGTCCTTCGCGTATTTAAGCGTAAGCTCGTCGTCGGGAATATCCGCAAACTCAGGATACCGCTCCTTGACTAGAGTTGTGATGTAGTTAGGCATAAAAGGTCAAACCCTGTTATCTCGGATCAGAATCTGAAACAGTCTCACCATAGCTAGGCAATAATCTTAATCTGGAATCCTCCAGTTGGCCCTTAAACTTAGACTGATAATTTGATTTTCCTGGAGTCCAAACATAACCCCTTCCGTATGTGACATTGGGTCTTCGATTAGGAATACCAAATGTTGTTGCTATCTCATCCTGTCCTTCCGTTGACTGAGTGGGGGCAAGGCTAATGTTTGCTTTAGTTTCTTTCAGTGCTTCACGCCAAATTTTGGGATCATTAGATTTCAAGCGTTCATCCATTTCTTTCGGCCAACCGATAATCGGAACCTTAATAAGCATGTCACGCTCTTGTTCTTCAAGAGACAACTGGGGCCGATTGAAACCACCTTCTCCACCTTCATCAAAAGGCGGATTGCCAGCAGCCGCAAGACTGTTAGGTGGAGGATTTTTACCAGCAGCCGCAACAACCGGCTTAGGCTTCGGGGTGACAGTATACTGATAAAACTCCCTTACCTTACCACTTGCTGCATCCGACTCTCTGCGAAGAGTGGTGTTTAAGGAAATTTCTGAGGCGGCTGCCCGACTGACTTCGGGGTCATTGCTAAAGAGTCTCTCCTTCAACTCGAATGGAAGCCCAGCAATGTTAGGAGAAATCCCCCGAATGTTAGTGACCTCATTACGTATTTCATCTGCCACTTTAACTGCCAACGCCTGACGTGCAGATTCCGCAACGGCAGCACCGCGCTCGTTTTTAAGGTTTTCACCTTTTTCAAAAGCTGAAAGGTAGCTTAAGTCGCCAGGTTTCTCGTCATAGAGATTTGCAGAATGTGTTCCAGTAAGACTACTGCCCGCATTATAAAATTGTTGAGCTTTCTCAACCACTTTAGACAGCGAATCAATATCGCCGCTTGCCCGAAGAGAATTCAATTGATCTTGACCCACGCCAAGCTCTTGAGCTTGTTTTACAAGTGCGGCCACCGTTTCAGCATCTCGCTGAGAGGCTGTGCGTTTCACTAAACGCACTTCGTCGAGAATTTTGCCCTGTTGAATGTTGTTTTGATCAGATGCATCTTGAGAAAGTTTCCGATCCCTAGCCGATTGGCCATATAAAAAGCTTGGGCTTTCAGACTGCCCCTTAGTGGGGACTGTGGGTGTAAGACTAGAGCCTGCATTAAAATCTGCCTTAGCCTCCTCAAGAACAGAGCGAAACGCACTAGTATCACCAAAGCTTGCCATTTCAGCTATATCATTAGAAGGAACGCCCCACTTTTCAGCCTCAGATATCAAGCCTTGCATAACAGTGTAGTTCCGTTGTTCAGCCAAGCGAGTATCAAAACGCTTTTCAGCGCGATCTTCGGCAAGCCTTTGACCGTAAAAGTTAATGCCGGGAGAAAGTCCAGCAGCTAATCCAGATGCAAATGATGGCATAATTTTATATGACTATGTTCTTTTATTTCCGTAGTACATCGCGCCGGCAGTTATTGCAGTTCCAAGCAAAGCTCCCCGGCCTTCAGCCTCAGAGGCGGCGGTGGCTGACTGTGATTTGTAAATGTCAGTATTGCCTGCAAAAATGTTCGATGCAAACCCAGCCGAAGCAGCCCCAGCATTAGGGTTCAGTAGGGTGCCTCTAGCAACAAAAGGTGAATAAGGAGAAGCGCCGTTTGAAGCCCCGCTTAAAGTAGTGAAGCCGCTGCTAATTGGACTGCCCGAAGAGTAGGCTGAAAGATTGGAAAGGCGACGCTGGTTATCCGCCGAATTCTCCTCACGCATAGATCTAAAATCACTAGAGGCGGTTCTTTGAGCGTTAAAAAGATTAACCATCTTAGATTGAGCGCGGTCATGCCGGGTGGAAGCAATAGATTCCTCCTCGCCAAAAACTTGCTTGCCAACATTCATGAGGTTGTTAAGGCGGTTCTGAGACAACGCACTACTAAGGTTATACTTGCCCATAGCCTCACGCATAACACCGCTGGAAGACAACGCTTGGCCGCGAGCGGCCCCGCCAGCGCGAACAGCCTGCTCAGCCTGACGTTGCTGTTCAGGACTAAGCTCGCCGCCAAGATCAAACTCTTCAAGGCTTCGACGCATAGCTGCTTCACGACCACGCTTAAGAAGCTCGTTATCGCCAGTGTCTTGGGGTGTTTGTCGGGCTAGAGATATGCCTTCATTGCGAAGATCACGCTCAATATCAGACTCAACAATATCCGTATCGTTACTAAGATCCCCCCTAAGCTTTTTCGCAAGGTCTAGGCGACCTTGAAAACCTTCCGGATCTTGGCGCTTAAGAGCTTCAAGAGCAAAGTCCTGGTAATCGTTTCCGTATTTCTTTAAGAGGGTAAGCTGATTTTTAGCCTCAGAGTCAGCCGTGGAAAGGTTTAGCTCAGATCTAAGCTTGGAGATTTCAGCATCGCCAAGACCCGCGAAGTCGTAAGTTCTTAATTTACCAGGGTTAACCGCAGGTCGCCCGCCATACCATTCGAGGTAAGGGTTCCCCTTGACATAATTGGCTGCCGCAAATGCTTCTTTTAATTTTACCTGACGAGCATCAAACGCTTGCTTCTGGGCGGCAGTTGCATTCGGGGGCAGCGTTTCTGGGTATTTAGCTAAAAACTCTGAGTCCCATCTTGACGCCAGGTTAAACATCGCATGGTCTGCATCAGTCGCGGTAGGGCTGAGGCCTACATATTTACCCCCACTCGCAGCGGCGGCTTCGATTCCGCGCCTAGCCGCAAGGGAATCGGCGTCAGCGGAAATGCCGCTAGCATACACATCGGGGTATTTAGGAGCGGCTGGGGGTGGAGGCGCCTTAGATCCGCCGCCCGAAAAAGCGCCAACTAAAGCACCAACAAGAGTAAGAGCAGCAAATTCCATATGTTTATACCTTTTTAGTTTTTTTGTTAAATCGCAAAGCGTGAAAATGTTTAGCCGTTAAACCTCAGGTCGTATTGTATCAGAAAACGCTGACGCCTTCACGCTATGCAGCGACAGCCTGCCAGAAGGCGTGGTTGCAGAAAACTGGGTCTCCGTAAACTTGCCGCGAGACTGAATGTTAAAAGACTTTCTGTAAAGAGTTTTATCAGCAGGGATGGAAGCTGGGGCAAAAAGACCAGACTGCTCGGTGCTGATATAAAAACTGTCCTGAGTGTTAATCACAAACTCATCGTTTGTAATAATCTCAAAGTTTGATATGTCCAAGTTTGAAAACTGAAAAAACTCAACCGATTGGGGATTAGCGAATGTGTTGTCGAGTTCAAACATGACCTGATAACCAAGTTTGTCGCCATAAAACTCGCCAAAATTGTAAGACTTGGTTACAACCGTTGACGGGTAAGAAACCCCAGAGTCGGTAAAGTGGGATTCGTTAAGACTAGACTGAGTAAAGTAATCATTGAAAGTTAAAAGCGCTCCGGTTTCGTCTCCAAAACTCAGTCTCGATTTGCCGCCAAAAGAAGTGATGATGTATGATCTGGGTCGCCAACCAGACCAACCGCCACTCCACGCCTTTTGAACAGTGTTGTAAACGTAGGTGTCGCTAATATCAGCAGAGACTGTCGGAAAGCTGATAATGTACCGATTGCGATAATAAATAGCAGAAGAAAGAGAGGCGTAGGTTTGGTTAATCGTTTCAATCACATCCCTAATTGGGGTTGAAATCGGGAGTGACAAACCAGTTTGCGCCCCGTTTTGAATCGTGGAGAGGCTCTCGACGCCATTGATAGACAAAAAGAAAACGTCATTGCCAACCATCCGCACAGTTTTATGTGCAACGCAACCAGTGGAGTTGGTAATCAATTCGACAGTCCAATCACCAACGTCCTGACTTGGGTCAGCGTTGATAACCCAAATACTGCGCTGCTTAAAAACAAGCAGCTTGTATCCAAACCAAGAGTAAAGCGCAGTGATGGGATCGCCCTCGCCGCCGCCTATGCGGATGCTGTTGGAAATCAAGCTCCAAGCCTCGCCATCAAGAATATCAGAGACGTAAACAGTGTCAGTTGTAGAGCTAGCGTCATCGCTGGCGCAAAACAATCGGCTAGTATGACTCACCAAAAGCTTAGCCATAAGCGGGGTTTCGCTTAAATGGGCTACGGCAGTAGCTCTAACGCCGCCCGCAGGAGCAGCGGCAACGGTTAGAGTGATGTCGGGAGAATAACCGGTTCCCTGCGTAGTAACGGTGATTCTTCCGACTTCGCCGTCTGGAGTCAAAACAGCCAGAAGCGCTGCGCTTGAGCCAGCGGAAGCAACAATAGTAACAGCAGGAGCAGTAGTGTATCCCCGACCCTTCTCAACCATCTCAACACTCACAACTCGGCCAGCGGTAATTGCAGCAGTAGCCGAAGATGATACATTGACGTATCTTAAAGCGTTAACGCCGTCGCAATAGTAAAGCTTGTCCGTCAATTGAGCAAAATAAACATTGGTGGCATGTGTAGAGCTAGGAAGCGCGGTGGTGCCAATCAATTCACCGGTAAGCTTGATGCAGGTAGGGCTAGTGGAACCGTCAGTAAAAGCTACACGCTCATAGCCAGGACTCGAAAAGTAAAAGGCGTCGCGGATTGGGGCTGCGTAAGCAGCGCTAAAATACGAATTCAATAATTGCCATTGAAAAACCTGGCTCTCCCAACTACCAGTAACAGTTTGGCCGACAACGGAGCTTGTTCCAACCCTTGTAACAAGTCCGCCAGTCGAATTAAAGTCAACATTCAAGCCTAAGCGCATCGAATTCTCCGGAGCAGCAACCGACAAGGTATCGCTATACTGGCCGTCAGAAAACGTCACACTTCCATCCAGCAAAAGCTGATCGTCTAGTGAGTTGTTGTCCAGTAGGGGCATTAGATAATGTCTGAGATTCTATATTCGTCGTTGCTCTGCGGGATGATGCGAGTAATAGACTGCTGCTGACCTTTCTCGATGTCCTTCATAATCTGAATATGGGCTGCGGCTTCAGTAAACTTTACTTGAGCCTTAGAGAACTGGCGAGAGCGCTCATACATATCGCCCTCCGCAAACGCCAATAAGGCATTGTCGATTCCGCGCAGCACAGGGGCTTCAGTGTCACCAAGGTCTGCCAGCAACAGCTTGCCAATCGCAAACACAACGCCAGCCGTCGAGGGAACAGGAACAAGCTTAATGCGACATAAACCGCCTTGAGACTTCGGGATGCTCACAAAGTTTGACGGACGACCACGGTTGGTCACGGTGTTTTCAAAGATGCCGGGACTTGTCTGGAAAAAAGTAAACCAGTCAGAGTTAATTATTTCCGATCCAGCCTCTTCGCCGGTAGGAACAAACTTAGCGGCAACAATAAAATCCAGAAAAGTTCCTGAATTATACAGCGGAGATGGATAGAAAAACGTCTGCGGCGGTTGTTCAAACAGGACTTCAGAGACATTCGCAAGAACAGGCTGCGACACAGCCCCAAGCGTCTCGTTCCAAATAGCCGAGTCCCAGATCATACGGTAACGGCGATTGATAAAGCTCTTGCAAGTGATAACGGACGCCGCATCGGTGTCCATCATCTTCGAGCAAACAAAGTCAGCCATTGCGCTTAGTGTCATGTGTATATTTCAGTCAGGATAATCGTCGAAGATGTCCGCAAATAAGAGTTATTGTCCAAGTCAGTAGCAGAAGAGTTCGTGGTAACAACATTTGCGGTATTCGAAAGCAACCCAACGTAATAGGCTTGCGCTGTAGTAGCAGCGGGGGAGTCAAGAAAAGAAAATGAGACCGTGTGCAAGGTTTGCGGGGATGTAGCATTCCCCCCAACAGCAGCTAAGCCAGCCGTCCTGCTGCTAAAACCAGTCGGCATACCTATAAGAGGAGTGCCTCTCATAATTTGAAAAACAGGCCTGTCAAAACTAGCAGCAAGATAACCATTCCAAGTAACGTCAACTCTAACCCTGCTGGTAACGGACTGCGGGGTGATAATCGCAGAAAAACCAGTAATAAGAGTAAACGTATTTGCAGTGCAAGTAGTCGTCACAGGGGTGGAGAGGTGAGTCTGAACAGCCCTGGGGTGAGAGGTAATAGTAGTCTGTATATCGACGTTGTTGCTTCCGTTAAAAGTAACAACGGAGCCGGTGACGGCTCCAGAAACTTGAAATGTACGCGAGGTAGCTAGAGTGGTAGCGGTGGTAGCGTTGCCCGTCACGGCGCCCGTCACGGCCCCCGTATGCACCCCAGCCGTATTACCAATCACCGCCCCCGTATGCAGCCCGTTCGAAGCGCCCGTCAAAGTCCCTGCGATGCCGCCAGTAGCCGTCAGGACGCCAGTGACCCCTAGCGTGGTGCCGACTGTAGCGGAGCCGGTCACAACAGCGCTCGCTAGAGTAGCTACGCCTGTGACGCCTAGTGAAGAAAGCGTAGTTGCGCCAGTTACGCCGAGTGTTGAGGAAAGCGTAGTTGCGCCAACCGACTGAAGAGCGCCAGTCGACTTAACGCCCAAAGTAGACAACTGAAGAGCCGAAGAAACGCCAGAACCGTCCTCAATGGTTTTATATGTTCCGTCTACAGGAGGCGTAGCAACCTTTAGGAGTGTGGGGTAACTTGCTGATACTAGTTGTCCTGTTAGTGTTGCCATAAATGTTAAATGTTGAGAGACTGTTTTCTAGCTGCAATCAACCGGCGATGAGCCGAGTCTGTGGACTTGTTAAGCTCGTCTTTTAGCAGAGAGGTGACACCCTGAGCGCCATTAGCTTTCATTTTTTCTTTAGCCGACTCAACGCCAATAAGAACCGAGTCAAACGATTTACGGCCAACCAAGCCAATCCACGACGCAAGACTCGGAACAAGGCCAACAATCCAGCTAACAATTTGACCAGCAATCGGGATAAAAATCGGAAAGGCAACTGCCAAAGCGATAACGCCGCCGAAGCCAAGAAACGCATACATGCGACGGCCCCAGCTTTTATTGCGTTCAAGTTCGTATTTTTTTCCATAATCAATAAGCTCCAGTTCAAGTTCCTTAATTCGACCACTGATAACCGACTTGTCGGATTGAAGACGCAAAATCTCGGAATCCTTTTCGCCAAGCGCTTTCTGAGCGCTAGTCCTGTCCGTCTCGTTCTCCGAAAGAAGGCCAGCTACAATCCCTTGATACCTGATAGTCTCACCGTATTCAGGTTGAGGCAATAGAACTTTTGCTTTTTCATTAAACGCCTGCGCGACCCGAACCGCTCGGTTCGTTTGAGGAGCGGCCTGAAGGGCAAGTCCGGTTGCCATCGTGTTCACAGCGATCTTCTGCTCGATCTGAGCCGTCACCTTCAGGAGTTCTGTCGACTGATGATTCGCCCTCTGGTTGAACCTTGTGCAGCCAGATACCAATAAAACCACTAGTAAAATCAAGCATTTCATTTCCATAGCCGAACAACGATTGACCCGATAGCCCCGGCTATTGCGCCTACCGCCCCAGCCGCGCCAGCAGACATCCAAGACCGCTGCTCTAAGCGGTTAATGCGGGCGTCGTGCTTTTCAATTACAAGGAGAACCCTGTCAAACTTTTCAGCATCAGCAATCTGGCGCTCTTCAATGCGGGCAATCATAGTTTCTAGGCTGTCAGTCATAAGTTAGCTAAAGAAAGGCGTTTGCGAAGATCTTGAATCTCAGCAACAAGGTTGGCTATAACCTCAGATGACGAGGCTTGCATGGACTGGTAGTCAATGCCGTCCTTAATTCCGGAAACAGAACCGGGTGACACATCGGCAAATTCGTGAGCAATAAACCCGCAGCCCCTTGTTCCATCCAGTTTCCAGTTCCAAACAGTAGGTTTCAAAGCGTCAATAAAAGCACCGGAACCCGACAGTGGAGCTTGATTGTCTTTGAGTCTGTAATCGGACGATGTATTAAACGTAGTTGCAGACGGGCCGCATACAACGGAACCAACAGTGGCCGTGGCGTACCTAAACAGCATCGGGCTATACGTATTAGGCGCGACTTGGGCGGCGTCAACTAGAATGCCAATCCCGTTTATTGCTGATTGAACAGTAATAAGATCGTAGCAAGTAGTGTAGCCGTTAACGGTAAGTGCGCTAAATCGACCAGTAGACGGCGTAGTGGAGCCGATTGGGGTTGGGGAGGTAAGAATATCGCCAACGCTGATCTTCTTAGTTGAGCCAAGAAGAGACTGGCCTGTATCGCTTACGTCAAGAGCGATAAGCATATCGCCAGTCGCAACAGTCGAAAACGAGCTAAGGTCTGAAATTTTCTTATTTGCCATAACAAATCACCATCCCCATGCGGTTTTAATTTGCTTCTTAGAGTAGTTGCTGCGAAAACGGCTTCCCTTTTCGCACTCCGACCTGTGATAGCCGCCCTTAACCTTCTCGCTCATGCCCTCCTCCTTCACCGAGCCAGTAGAAAAACTAGCAGCGCTGATTAGGCGCTTATAGTTTTTGGGAGCTTTGTCTTTTCTTGAGCGGTGGAAAACTTCAACCACTTCGCCTTCAGGCGTTTCATACTCAATGAACGGCATAAGCTATCGCGTTGATTTGCTTCCTGAGCAATGCCACTTTTTGCGAGACAGGTTGTTCGGGGAGTTGGGATCGCTTTTCCAATCGCCTTTAATGTTAGCCGAACGAGCGCAATAAGCATCGCCCTTAGCTGTGCCAGGCCTAATCCGGTCTCCACCGTCTTTCGCTAGGCCGGCCTGACCAAACCGGACGGTTTTAGTCCGACCAGTCTCAGGGTTTTTAACTGTTTTAGAAAATCGCTTTTCCATAAATCAATCTCCAGAAGAGTCTTCATCAGCCATCATGGCCAAATCCAACATCTCCTCGCGCCCGCCGCCCTCTTCAGCGTACGTAGCCTCCTCGCCGTTCACAGACTGAACTTCAACGTGGGCTGTTTCGCCTTCAATAGACTTCACGACGCCCATTACGTTTTGCAACGTAACAGTATCGCCGGATTCAGGAGTCATGACTTCGCCGTCTTCACTGCCGCTAGTAAGTGCTTTAAGTGGTATAGAGATCATACAGGGACAACCTTTCTTTTTGTGGGATTTTCCAGCAACCAAGGGGGTGGGGCCACCCGCCCCACCCCCGATGACTATAACTGTTACGCCTTTATCGTGCATACAATGCAACTACGCAGGAGGAGGCGGTGTAGGCGGTTCCGTTCATGCCACGTAACCGGATTTGCTGCGGAAGACGCAGTAATAAGCAGGGTTCAAACGCAGAGTCGCCCAGTAAGACTTAAAGCCTACGGTAACGGTCTGGTTGAGCGGATCAGCCTTATCAGCGGAATCCGTGATAATGACCTTAGGCGACATCGGACTGTCACCAGTGAGCATCGGAACGCCATACGCATCACCACCCAGGAACAACGTCGCGTAGATTTTAGCACCAGCCCCAAGGTTGTTGGCGCCGGAAGTGCTATAGATGTAGCGGTCGGTAAGCGTAGCGCTGCCCATGTTAATAAATGGATTAGTCGTCTCAATAAACTTAACACCGTAGAACGAACCAATCTCACCCTTATACAAGGCCTGCACATTGCTCCGTGTTGCAGCAGTAATCCAGTCAGTATCACGCTGCAAATCGCGGGAAACTTGGGGGGCAACAACAGCAATGTAAGAGCCGCCAATTTCAGGAGAACGATTGATTTTCAAGTTCGTAACCACATCCAAGACATCCGACGCAGCCATCTTGGAAGTATTACCCGTATCTGAGTTGAGAGCAGTAAACGTAGTTGAGGTGCCAGCATACCGCTCAGTCAGGACATCGCTGTTGTCCAGCGGGGACGGGTTATTTTCACCCGCGTTGCCGGCGATGTTCGATCCAACAAGGACATTGCGGGTGATCGTGTCAAAGTGCAACGCAGCATCTTCAGCCGTAGACTTGGACGCCTGCTCTAGCGCGTTAAACAAGCCAGACGCAGTAAGAATATCAGTAAGTCCGATAACCTGACCATACTGGCTGAGGGTCTTTGAAATCGATGTAAGAGCAAGTGCGCGATAGTTAGCCGCAGTAATCGCTTGGCCTTCCGTCAATCCGTAGATGCCGCCGGTAGCGGGAACACCAAAGCGGAACATGGTGATGGTCTTGTTCCCGTGCTTGTTAGGAAGGGGTGCCTTCTTAGCAAATTGATCGAGAATAAGAGCTTGCTTTGCGTAAGACAGCAATTCCTTGCTGAAATAGTTTTGGTACTGACCGCTAAGTGTACCGGAGCTTGTAATGGGCATAATATTTTATTTCCAAGTTAAGTCATTTGTCAGCGCGTGTTGTCGAACTCTTCCGCCATAGACATAAGACGATCTCGCTGCTCAGAACTTGAGAGCTTGTCGAAGGTCTTAGCGCCCTGCGGTTGCCCAACTGCAACGCTGCCGCCAATAGACAGTTTTTTCTGATATTTGTTTAACTCCTCGCGGAGTTGGTTTACTTCGGCTTTAGAAGCCTCAAATTCCTTGCCCTTCTTGCTCATTGATACAGCCTCGTAGGCGTAAGTTAGTCCGTCCGGATCTTTGGTTAGAACAGGAAACCGCCTAAGGAGGTCAAGCATACCTAGGTAGGTTGCTGATTTCTCATCCTTAAGGTCTGGATCTTTTTCAGCAAGAGTCGTGTAGTTCTGAATCCATTTCTGGTTGAACTCCCCGGCAGATCTATCCCGCCTAAATTGACTCTCGGCCTGCTTAAGACTCTCAGACTTGCCTCGCGCCATCGCTGCAAGCTCGGCATCCCCTTCCGCATCAAACCGCTTAGCGGCATCATCGTAATCCTTTACGGTATGCCCTTTTACGTCCCGAAACTCAGAGTCAGGTGACGCTTTGGCTTTAGTGAACTGATCCCTCTCACTTTGGAGTCGGGACTGCTCAGACTGAAAGACCTCACGCTCCTTTTTTAACGCCTCTTTATCAGCGTTAAGCTCGCTCCAAGTCTTATTCTTACGTTCTTCGTTCGCTGCAAACTTGCTTTTAGGCTTAGAATCCTTCAGCAACTCGCCTTCCTTAATTTCCTCAACAGGAGACGTAGCGGACTCCTTCGCGGGTTCAGCATCAGGCTTTGAAGGGCTGTTCGCGGACGTATCCGCAACGCCTTCATCTTGCTTCGCTGCCTCTTGAGCAGTAAAGCCACTCGACGCATCTTGCACTTCAGCATCCGCTAGAAGTGATTCCCGTGTTAGAACTGCTGTATCTTCCATTGTTGTCTTGTGCTAATCTCGTTCGCAGGCCGCACCTTCCCGCGCCCGTTAACTTGGAACTCTTCACTCGTTTGGTCGTCGAGTCCCCATCTCGACCAATCGAAATTATTCAGCTTCGGTATCCTGAACCTCCGTCAGAGATTCAATAAAAGAAACGCAGCCTCTGAAACCATTAGCATAGCCAATATGCCTGTCAACATTTTTTTCTGAAGTAATCGCGGAACCCTGTTGGCGGATAACGCCGTTAAGAAGGGCGCGCTTAAAAAGAATGCCAGACTTAGACTTAAGGAAAAGGCCAAGCGAGATCGAGTCCTCGCTTTCCCACTCAGGACAATCAATCCAAGCCTGATACTTGACAAACTGCCTTAACGCTCGTAAATAACGCCTCACTGCTGCCGTTTCCCTTCCTCCAGAATAGTGGAGACCTCAGCCTTAGACAAGCCAATCTGCTCACCGAACTGAAACAAAGTCTCAACAGGAAGCCCCTTCTCAAACGCTCCTAGAATAATTTGCTCCACAGTGTAGCCGGTATCCATAAACTCCTGAAGTTTTGTCATCGCTTCAGTTTGAATAGGGTTCCAGCTTTTGCGGGGGATCTTAAAGCGGTCTTCTTGTAGTTTCATATCATGTTGTTATTCTAACGGTTGTGGTTGAGGTTGAATTTCCGGCTGAACGGCTTGCTGAACTCCGTCTTGCTGCAACTGCTGGGCCTTAACTCCCTCGTTAAAGAAGTTTGCAATTTCCTTGCGAAGTTTTCGTGCGCCATTCATATCAACAGTCTCGTATCCCTTAAGCAGTCCTTCAAGACGCTCCATAATCCGTTGAATGCCCTCTTCGGGAAGATCGCGCCCTGTATTAGCTTCCTTCTGCATAAACTGAAGAAGCGTTTGCAAGCGAGTCATGTAGTCCTGACCGGGCTTTACACGAAGCGGAGCGCCTACAAGCAAGGCTGGGATCCCGCGCATCTCGTCCTCCGCTTGATCCATCTGCTTCTCGTTTGGATCTTTGAACACGCGCTTGATTAAAGATGGATCATCCAACTCAAGGATAGACTTGTCGAGTTCAGCTTGGTCAATCCACGGTGACTGAGCAAAGATTTGCTTCCGCTGGACAGCTTTCTGCATCAAAAACTGCTTGCTCACCTGATCAACGCCGCCCTTTGGTTCCAGAAAGTATTCGTCATGTAGAGCTTGCGGATCAATCTCCTGAGAGTCTTGCAGATACCGAAACTGCAAGTCCTTCTTGTCGTATTGGAGATACAAACCCCACGCCTGCTTATAGAGTTCGCCTAGCGCAATGCGAAACAAACGAGCGCGCAGGTCGCCTGTTTGAGAAGTTTGAGCATTGATGGCCTCGATTTCTGTAGCGGTGCGGCGGTTGGTTGATGATGCCATCTGGCCCATCCCGTAATCTGGATTGCCAATACGCTGCTCCGCCACTTGACGAACGCTAATCATCTCCTGGTCAAAAGAAATAGGGGGTTGCGGAGCTTGAACCGGAACAACGCCAAAAGGAAGAATCTGACCGGGGTTCATCCTGATGTTTGTGCTGTTAGGAATGTCGCGCTCAGCGCGGAAGATTGGCTTGTTAAACAAAGCCATAGCGTCATGCTTGTGGTTCCATGTGTTGCACAAGCTCATCTCGTAAGGAGCAAGAATCTCACACACGCCGCGAGGAGAATACCAGCCCTTATCTTTAATTTCGTAACAATAATCAATAAACGGAGCCTTGCCGTGATCGTAAGGAAGCTCCATCGGTTCACGCAGGTCAATGTCTGGATCAGACGGGCTGTAGGTAGAAACAGTCCAAGTTGATCCGTTACGTTCGTAGACCTCCCACACAATAATCTTCTCGCCATTGGGGTCGTGGGTAATTCCCTCACGGGTCTGGCGTGTCTGACGCTGCTGGCTAACGCCCGAATCAATGTTGCTGCCGTGGATCTTGCTTAAAGTCTCCTTGTCAGAATCGTAGCGGCCACTGGAAATGTAAGAAGCCTCGCTCATCGGCATGACGTGAACAATGCGATCAGCGCTTTGAAGGTCAGTTGTGTAAGAAGGGACGATAAGGAACAGCGGATTGACAGCATCAAAGCGAACTTCCTTACGTTCCAAATCCCAATAACACTTCATTACGGCGCGTCCCGAAACCAAGCAGTTGTCAATCCACGAAAGAGCCTCCATTGTCAAATTGGTCTTCTCTTTAATCTTGAAATCAAACCATTGCTCTGCGGTAGTAGTAAAGGAAGCAAGCTGCTGCCGCATGGGAATAAAACTGCTGACCACATCCATGCCGACAATTTGCTGGAAAAGAGTTGGCTTGAGCTTTTCAATATTAGTGTCAATGAGGGGCCAGTGAAGGTCGGCGGCGTTAGGCCAAGGCTTATTCTTCCGGCGCAAACCAGAGTGGCGCATCTCGTACCACATGGTTTGGCGAAGCTCCCATGCTTGCCGCTTGCTCAAGTCGTCAAGAATTGCACCGTGCAGCTTTGATCTTTTTTCTTTATCAGGCATAATACTAGATTTCCCGTGTGTTCAAATGAGGCTCACAAAACATAATAACCTGTCGCCGGTCATCCCGGCGCTCTATGCCAGCAGGAAACCCAATAAACTTCTAGCTCCTTACGGTTCGGTTGACAAGTTAAAACATTCACCCGCACCAAGAACCAGCAAGCTCTGGGCTGTCGCCTTCAAACGTCGAGTCTGCCTGAAGCTTGATTTGCTCAAAGAGTGACAGCCCTTGACGGCTGTGACCAAAGCTCTCAAGGCCGCAAATCATCGCCCCAACAATAGCGTCCGCCCGATCTGGAGAGCTAAGCCCTCTCGCCTTCATGTCGGTCTTCGACTCAACCATGAGCTTGCCTTTGACGTTGGATGTTAAGCGGCGGGTGGTAAGCTGCGTGACAGCGGCTTCATCCTCCAGCATCCTGATCTCCTTGCGCTCAATCATCCGTGCCGCAGACATCCACAGTTCAGTGCCGCGATTAGAAAATTGATCATCGCTATGCGCCCGCTCCCCGTTGTTTACCCGGTGAACATCCCAGCCTGCATCCCTCAACATATCGCACATCGGAATACCGATACCGCCTGAATCAGCGTAGATAAAATCCTGCTTCAAGCCTTCCTTCTTAAACTCAGTAATAAAGCGAGCAATAGAAAACGAAGTGTTCTTGTCCCTCCAGCAGATCAACCTCTTAATCTCGTTGCCCTCTCTAACACAAAGGACGTTCTCGTCGCCGCCGGCCGCAAAATCGCAGAACGCAACCTTAGAGCCGTTGACAAAATCAGGCGGGCATTCAAAGCACTTCTGCAAGACGCTATGAGGCAACACCAAACTCTCGCCGCTCACCTCCATAAACTCCCCGTGAATCATCGAGCGAACAAGCGGGTGGTTGGCTCCCCACTTCAACTCCTGCTCTAAAACCCAGCTTTTAGAAATGTGAGGGCAATCAAAAGCGGTGACGGTAAAGGTCTTCCAAAGGTCAGCCTCTTTGGTGAAAGCGCGGTAAAGCCCGCCGCTGGAGCTACCCGGAGAACTCATCACCAGCAACCGGCTTGGCTGGCAGCGTTCGATTGCTTCAAAAATAGAATCAGGGACAGTCTTCGCCTCATCCACAACCATAAGCAGATTCTCGCTATCTCCCTGTCCGTGCCAGCCCTCAAACTTCCCGGCGTCATTCGTTGAGAACCCAATTGCTCTGGATCCATTCTGAAACCGCACTTCATTGCTAAACATCTCCCAGCCGCCAGAAACACCGCCCAGCCCCGCAACCAGCCGCCTCATTCGCGGCCAAAGCTGATCCTCGACCTGCCGATAAACCCCAGCAGTAGAGATGACAAGGGACTCTGGGAAGCGAAGCATGTGCCAGAGAATAGCCGAGGCGGCGATCACGCTAGTCTTCCCGCTGCCATTAGCAGCCTTTAACGCCACCCGACTGCCCTTAAAGTTGACCTCCTTAAGAACATCCTTCTGCCATTTATAGGGGGTAAAATTAAGGAATAGCTCTGGAAAGTTCTCAAGCTGAAACTTCCCATCGCCGCTCTCCATCTCCCTCCTAGCCCTAAGCGCCTCCTCTGCATCCGCCCTAACCTTGTCGGCATCAACAATCCTTTGCAGCTTGGATGCCGCCTTCCCCAACAGCTTCTCCTCCTCCTTGCGAGCGTTGCCAATCACCTTCTTTGCAGCCCGCATATTCTTCATGCGTTCGGCAATCCTCTCCCTCTTCAGCCTTGCAGCCAACATGTAGCTCCTCTGCCCCATAGAGCTAGTTCCTTACAACGATCTTCTCATCCCCGCCAGCCAAGGCCCTCAGCACAGCAGGCGTAATCGTCATCCCTGCCACCGCCACCTTGTCTTTCCTCGTCGCCTTGGCCTCCACCGCGCTCAGCCCATAAACACGCTCCAGCATGAACGCTAGGGCCTTTACGTCCCCGCCCTTGCTCTTAAGCAAGTCCATCACCCGCCCCTGCTCCCTAGCAATAGCCATATCCAGCATCTTCTTCAGAGCTTTATCCTTAACCATGAGCCGCTCCAAGCGCAACCACTCCACCCCGGCGTAGTCCGCCGCCACCTTCATAGGCAAACTCTTCCCCACCGCCTCCAGCACCAGCCGCTCCTCCTCAAGGCTGAGCTTCTCGTATCTCCCCTTCCGCACCTCTTCATTAGCTTCTTTCATCACTGCATTCCTACCACACCTCCAGCGCGGTAGGCAAGTTAAAACAGGTGTGTGCGATTTGAGAGGGGGGGATTGTAAGACGGCCCGACCCAAGGGTGGTAGTGGCCCCCCGTGGTAACACCTAGCGGCCAGGCGCCCCTAGACTCAAGCGCTCCCGCGACGCCCGGAGTCAAACGCATCCGCGAGGATCGCAAACCCTAGGCTCCGCCCTAGCTCGCACTACTCCGTAAGCGCAGCCTCAGCCACTGCTCGGCTGGATGCGGAGAGCAATGCTTGATGGTAGAGCGCCCCCCACCCCGCACGAAAATGAGGGTTACAGTGTGCATCTAGTGTTGGAAGGCAGGCTCTTGAAGGGTGTATCAAAAGGTTGTTTTAATTGAGCTTTGTTTACGGGTGGTTCAAGCGGAGGAAGAAAGGGAGCGAGCTACCGTAGTAGAAGAAGATTGTATCGACTCGTCAAGAGTGTGTCAAGACAAATGTCCGCTGGAATGTCCGGCAGAATGTCCGGCAAAATGTCCGGCAGGATGTCCGGCCATCCGTCCGCCGCCCCTCGCGTTGTCCGTGGCGCACTCGTTTCAAGGGGTTCTCGGTGAACCCCTTGTAACGAGTTCGCTTGGGGTTTGGGCGCGTCTATATGTTTAGACGCGCAGCTTGGCTTCGAACTCAATTCACGAAAGGCCCCCCATGTCCGCCACCCCCACGTCCACCACCCCCGCCACCGACAACGAAATCAGACAGAAGCTGGCGGCACATGCAGCGATCACGCTGCTGTATCACAGCCACGGCGACGCTCGCGGCCTGGAACTCGCCGCAGACCTAGAGCGTGAGGCCCACGCCATCTGGCGTGATGCGGGCATGCAAGACTGCCCCACGTTCAATCTCGCCCTCCTCACGCAGGAAGAGCGCGGGAAGAACCCCCACACCACCCCCGCGAAGGAGACCGTCCTCTTGAGCGCCAGCGCCGGAACGCATTACCGCGTCCCAAACAGCACCCTGTTCTTCGGGCAGGATACGTACGGAAATCACATGCAGGCGCTCGTTCCGTTCGGCATTGAGGCCGAATCCGTGTTCAAATCCATCGGGGATTGGGACGGCGTAAAACCGCGATGGATCGCGGACATATACGCATCAACCGTCGGAGACTTGATTGACTACGCTCAATCGTGTCCGGATTCGGATTCCGAGATTAGACCGTGGTGATCACCTCCGAATACGCATCCCTCGTATATGGCAATACGGGGGATGCGTTGTCCGTGGCGCCTCGCGTTGTCTGTCGCGCCTCTCGCTTCGCGCTATTAGCGCGCCTTGGTTTGTCAGCGAACTTGTTCCAAGGGGTTCTCGGTGAACCCCTTGGAACGAGTTCGCTTTGGGTTTGGCCGTGTCTATTTTGTTTAGGCACGCGCCTTGGTTCTCGAACTCACGTCCCCGAAAGACCCCTCCCATGAAGTCCACCCCCAAAACCCCCACCACCACCACCCCCGCCACCCCCAACATCTCGGCCAACGACGCCTTGTTGGGGACAGCGCAAGCCCAACCGACGAGATACGAATCCGTCGGTTTCATCCGCTTGAATGCGGACCTGATCCAGCGCATATGCGCCGACCCCGATGCAGCCTACGAGGGGCGTAACAACAAATACATCACAATCGAGTGCTGGCTCGATTCACGTGAGGACGGATACTGCACACTTGTGCAGACGCCCAAACTGAAGGAACGCCTTACCGCTGAGAGGAGATACCTCCCCAGTGTCGGCGTCTGCTTCAAAAGCCTCACTAAAAGCGAGAACGTGACCCGCCCCTAAACAACCCCCTGCCTGCCGCACATCATCGTGCGGCAGGCAGATGCGCCCCAAAGGCACCGTTCTCTTGGGCAAGCCCAATCGAGGGGAAGGCACCGTTCTCTTGGGCAAGCCCAATCGAAGGGCAAAAAGTTCGCAAGCTCACAGGGGGAAGGACAGGGGTGAAACCAATTCCCAGAGCAGGCCAAAAGAATTTCGGTCACGGTAAAAAACAAAAAACAGGAACAAACATGAACAAACAAGAACGTAGATACAGGCTCATTGTGAAGCTGGAAAGCATGGGCTTCAGCTACAAAGAGGTGATGGCTCTGATTAAGATAGCAAAGTGCCTGCGTAAGTGGCACATGCTGCAAATAAACGGCAGCATCAAGAGAAGGGATGACGGCAAAATGATACGTTTTTACTATACGTTCGACAAAGCAGAACAAAAAAAAGTCGAAGGCGAATCGCGTCCGTTACGAGACCTGGAGAAGGGGGCGTTAAAAAAACTGGGTCTGATTATGAAGGGCAAAAAGGGACTGGTGCAGTATGTCAAGAAAGACGAGCTACAAAACTGTATCTACATTGTGAAAGCCTCCGACGTAGAAGGAGTTTCCATCGCAAATCCAATCGGCAATGCATACACACAGGGAACTGCAATCTACTAAACAAACAAAGCGCCGAAGTGACTAAGGCGCAACAAATAAAAATGAAATACCTAAAAGAATACATAACCGCGCTACGTATGCGCGAAGAAGTGCGGACAAAGGCTGAACCAAGATCCATAACACCACAGCACGAACTCCGAAAACTCGCCACCCTCCACGACGAGCGTGACAAGTTGCAAGCTGCTAGAAAGGAGGCGAAATGAAATACCTAATTATGCTGGTGGCTCTGCCCGCGCTCGCTGGCCATCCCGACCCAGAGAGGCTGGCGGATGCAATATACAGAGCCGAGGGTGGGGCGAAGGCCCGAAGCCCCTACGGAGTGCTAAGCATCAAAGTGCGCGACGAGGCCCACGCACGGCGCGTTGTCCTAGTCAGCATCCGAAACAACTGGACACGCTGGGAACAAGCGGGAAGACCCGGCGAATTCATAAACCACATGGCGGACCGGTGGTGTCCGATTGCCGCCGACCCCGTGGGAAACAGAAACTGGAAGGCAAACGTCAGAAGGATTTACGGAAAACATTAACTCAACAAACACAAAATGAAAACAATACTAAGCCGAGCAGAGAAAGAGAGAGCATACGAACTGATGAGGCTGGGCAATATCAGCTATGAGTTGCCCGACGACATAGCAACATGTGTCCGAAAGCGATGGGCGTTCTGGACAAGCATTGCTCGGCAGGAATATATGGTGAATGAAGTGCGTGTGGAATCATCACTCAGCAGGCGATTCGAACAAGCCGCAGCCGCAGCATCTAAAGTTAGGGCCAAGAAGAAGATGCAGACGTCGGCGCGATGGTTTTTAGCCACCAAAAAGAAGAGGCCATACCTGAACTCATTCTACATACCTGCAAAGTTTAAGCAGGCCTTCCTTAAACCGAAGGAGGTAGAAGGATACTCCGTCCTTAAAGATGGAAATGTAATTAGTAAGTGTAAGGAACTGGAAAGATTCAGCTCCCTGAGAAGGATGGCGCTGGGATTGAAAGTTTACCAGCACACGACGCTGCTTAAACAGCGGGAGTGTTTCAGCGTTGAGCTGGAATTCGTGGCTTACGAGCAAACAGAAATGGCGGACTCGGCATACGCGTATCCGTTTTCAAGTAACGTGACATTCGTCGGAGACGGATCAGTTAGCCCAATAGGCGGGCAGGTAAACACCCTCTACAAGGAGGTCAGAATAAACATGCAGTGGGGAAAAGTTGATAAACTGTATGAAATCTGCACCAAGCTGAGGCGGGACGGAGCAGCCGTTAACAAAAGCTGCGGGCTGCACATCCACCTGGACTCAAGACACCTGACGGTGCGGGGTGAGGCAACACGGAGAGCGCGCCTCGTAGCCGCACTGCCTTGGCTAATGGAATTGGTGCCGGAATCGAGACGGAATAACTCGTTCTGTTTGCTTAACCACCTACCCGGAAACGGAGGGAGGCATCAGCGTTACAGCGCAATCAATCCAACATCATTCCGCAAACATAAAACAACGGAGATTAGACTCGGATCAGGAACAATGGATCCAGACAAAGTTCTGAATTGGGCAACGCTACTACGCTACATCTCAGACTCAGGCAAGCGATTCAGGACGTTTGAAAGTTTCCTAGAAAGCAAAGCGCCACAACACATTAAAATATGGGCCGTGCTTAGAAGGAATAAATTCTTCCCATCGCCGGGACAAACAAACGAAACAAGCGAGAACATCTAATAAACAAATCAAACCAACTATGTGCAAACTATTCGCAATAAGCTCAACAAAAAAGCTAAGCAGAAAGAAGTTGAATCAAATGATTGATGCCGTAAACAAGATATACAAACAAACGCAACGAGACGGATTCGGCTTCTCAATCCAGTGCGGTAAGAAAAGATACACCGAACGATACATCGAACCCCAATCCTACCTTGGAATAGGAGAGCTAAAGAAAGCGCTGGAATCGGTAGACGAGTTCTTCTCAAAGCGATACGAAGATAAATACGAAACGCCGGATTGGAAGCTCGACAGCTACGACGGCCCCATGATCATCCACGGAAGGACATCAACTGGAACCATTGAGATAAAAAACACGCACCCATTCACAAAAAATAATTGGTCGCTAGCACACAACGGAGTTGTCTCATGGAGCGGAGAACAGATGAACATGGAAACAACCTGTGACTCAGAGCATCTGTTAAACTGTTACGCAATAGGCAAGGGAGCAAAGGAGTTCTCAAACCTGTCAGGGTGGGCGGCGTGGGTGGCAATCGACCCGAACGGTTATCTGGTTGCAGGGAGAGACGCAATGACAGCGCTTCACCTTGTATACTCAGAATACCTGAGTGCGTACATAATCGCAACAAGAGCAGAAGACCTGGAGAAAATCACTTCAACTATGAGGTTGAAGACTGGGAAAATTCTGCAGCTTCCAAACAACTCGGAAATCACGTTCGACAAAAACGGAAGAGAGGTGAGCGGAAATATCCACGGAGGACTTAGCGATAGAAACAATTACTCAATGATTGCTTCAGCAGGCAAGGCGCTAGGCTGCGAAGTCAAAGCAGCAACCACAGGACAAATCATTGGGCGTGATCAACCATACCTGAGAGATTGGATGAACAGCAACGCTCAAAATCAAGAGGATGATGAGATATCAGAAGCAGTAAAACTGTGGGAACAACACAACTACCACCAAATGTAAGCTACAGACAACACACCAAAATGGAACAACATAAAATGAATGCATTAATAAAAGCAACAGAGTCGGCACAGGAACTCACCGCGCGCCTACACTATTGCGCGTTAGCGGTTGCCGGTTCATCGCCAGAAGACTTCAAAGAGGCTATCGATCTTCTAAACGCAGCCATCGGAATCAAGCGGCGACTCGACGCGCTGCTCAAACGGAACGAGGCCGAGATTGAAGCAGAACAAAACAAAGCGGAGCGGATTGCGGAAAATAACTAAACAAAAACAACATGAAAGCAAAACTTAAACTCAAACCCAAAACTCTGTATGGAGACACATCCAAATTGACCGGCGACTTGACCGGCTTGCGCGGCAACGTGAGCGGCCTGAGCGGCAACGTGAGCGACCTACGCGGCTACGCAACCGGCCTAGGCGGCGACCTGAGGCACTTGCGCGGCGACGTTACCGGCCTGATCGGCGACGTGAGCGAACTGCGAGGCGACGTTACCGGCCTGACCGGCGACGTGAGCCACCTGACCGGCTACGTGGGCAACCTGAAAGGCTACGTGACCGGCCTGAGCGGCGACGCGAGCGACCTGCGCGGCAACGTAAGCGGCCTGATCGGCGACGTTGACGACCTGATCGGCGACGTGAGCAACCTACGCGGCAACGTGAGCGGCCTGATCGGCTACGTGACCGGCCTGAGCGGCAACGCGAGCAACCTGAGCGGCTACGTAAGCAACCTGAGCGGCGACGTGAGCAACCTGAGCGGCGACGTTACCGGCCTAACCGGCGACGTGAGCGAACTGACCGGCTACATTGACGACTGCGAGTTAACCTCAACTGAACGTGCGGCAGGCGTTTGCGTTTTAACCCTCGTCGAAAAAACCTAAGAACAAAAACAATTTGGGGGATTGACGTGGCTGGAGTGTGGGGATAGAACACTCATCAGCTTGGAATCGATTGGGCTGCAAGCGCGGATTCATGGCCAGCTTCTGCAACCACCCCTACAACGTCGGTAAAAAAAACAAAACAAAATGAAAAGCAAACACACAAACCTAGCGACAGCACTAGTCGCAGCGCAAGAGGTAATGGAAAACCCAAAGTATGATGCGGTTAATCCTCACTTCAAAAACAGATACGCCTCGCTCAAAGCGGTGAGAGCAGCAGTGATTAAACCGCTCAACATGGCAGGCATCACAGTCATCCAGAGCATTATCCCAATCGTGGGAGGGATAGCGTGTGAGACGTATCTAATCCATGAGTCGGGAGAACAGATGAAGTTCGGGCCGCTGCCTGTCCCGTCAACCAAACAAGACGCGCAAGGATACGGATCAGCTATAACCTACGCCTGCCGATACGCACTGTGCTCCATCTGCGGAGTCACCGGCGAAGACGATGATGATGCGGAAAAAGCAGTTGATCGGCCATCGCCAGTCAAGCCACTGTTCGTAAACACAAACAATCAGGTAGATGCACTGATCAAAAAAGCAAGCCAAGAGCTACAGGGAGGAGAAGCTGTGATCAAAGAGTTCCTCTACTCAAAGAAAGCATGGCCCGAAGGAATTAAAACAGTGAGGGAACTAGACGCAAAAATAGTTAACAGACTACTTGCGCCGGAAGTATGGGAGCAAATCACAAGCTTTGCAAAGGAGAACGAGATATGACAAATAGTGATGTCAGAGGTATCCACCCCAGCGCATCCAGCATGGAGAGACTCATGCTATGCCCGGGATCACACAAAGCAAGCATCGGCATCGAGGAAGTAAGGTCAAAAGAAGCAACGTCAGGCACAAGAATCCACGCAGTAATTGCCGGGGAAGTCAATCGGCTAGACGTATCCAAAGATGAAGAAGCTATCGCAACCCAATGCGAACTAATGGCAGCGGAAATAATTGAAACAGTGTTTCCTATATCAGATAAGCAAGAGCTTCCCAGCGTATCAAAAGAAAAAAGACTGTGGGCGTATAAGGACGGAACTGAAACCCCACTATACTCAGGTAAAGCAGACCTAGTAGTAGCAGCAGGAAGCACGGCGCTAATCATCGACTTCAAAACAGGGAGAGGGATAACCGAAGATGTAACTAAAAACATACAGCTTAGAACATTGGCCGTGCTGGTGAAGGAAGCCAGATCAAAAACAAGCTCAATCAAAGTTGCAATCGTGCAGCCGATGGTTAGCAGCTACCCATTGATAGTGGCGTATTCGGAAGAAGACCTGATCGCAGCCAAGAAGCAAATCGAAGAAATAATTGAGAAGTCCGAAGCTGATAACGCGCCGAGAATCCCAGGAGAAACGCAGTGCAAATACTGCCCAGCAAGATCAAGATGCCCAGAAGCAAGCAAGGTAGTCGCATCTGTAGCGGGAATAAAAGGGGCGCTTGAAGAGCTATCAGCGGAACACCTAGCTCAAAACCTAAACATGTGCGAAGCAGCAGAGTCAATCATCGACTCCATTAGGAGCGAAGCTAAACGCAGAATCGAAACGGGGCAAGAAGTGCGCGGGTGGATCATGAAACCTGGAGCAATCAAACAGGTTATCAACTCACCCGAAGTTCTCTACTATAGATTCTATGAGATGGGCGGAACCAACGAGCAGTTCATGACCGCCGTAACAGTAACCAAAGGTAAATTTCAGGACGCAGTTAAAGAAGCGACTGGATGCAAAGGCGCAGAGTTAAAAGATAAGGTGGAGAGTCTACTCGCCGGATGCACGGAAAACAAACAAAACAATCCATCACTCACAAAGGAAAACAAAAATGATAATAGTTAAAATAGACATGGGAATGATCGACAAGAAGTTTTTGTTCACATCAAAAAAAACAGGAAGGGTCTACTTAGATCTCGTCCTCAAGGAATACAAAAAAGGCGAAAGCAAGTTCGGTCAATCTCACTATGTAAATCAATCAGCACCGAAAGAACACAATGAAATGCTGAAAAAAACAAACGAAAGAATGCCAATCATCGGCAACGCTACGACCTACCAAAACACATACGTCGTTCCAGAAGAACCAGCTAAAAAAGAAAGCGCCTTCGAATACGATGAAGGAATGAAATTCTAAACCCAACCAAATAAACTTCGCCCCTCCGATCAACGGAGGGGCGAAAGACGGGGGGATATTAAGGGGGGCAAATCAAAATGTTGTCAAGCAAAAAAAACATGAGCGAAGAAATTAAAAACATACTCAACTCAACAGTGAACCAAATAGCCCTAAGTCATCAGGCAACAGATCGGTTTGAGAAGCACCAGCACAGGATAGCAGAAGAGAAAGCCTACGAATGGAGCCGGAAAACCCACGAACTTAGGACGGTGTGGAATGCGCCAAAGCGACACGCTACAGCAAGGGAACTAGACTGGAATAGTGAATGGGGGCTGGTAACGAAAAGGCTCATCGCCAAAATAGAAAGCGGGCAGGGACTGCTTGCGGCACTGGTCGGCAACCGAGGTGCAGGCAAAACGCAAATCGCCGTCGAGCTAATGAGGGCAAACACAAATCACCAGAGGTCAGCGCTCTACGTCAGCACAATGGAATGGTTCATGGCGATCAAATCCACCTACAAGAAAAACACAGACCAAACAGAAATCGACATCATCAAGCAATTCAGGAAGCCAAACCTGCTGGTCTTGGATGAGTATGGAAGACGCAGCGATACAGAGTGGGAGAACAACCTGCTCTTTGAATTGCTGGACAAACGATACTCAGACATGAACAACACAATCCTGATCTCAAACCAAAAAGCAGTAGAGTTAATAGAGTCGCTCGGTAAAAGCCTAGCCAGCAGGCTGAACGAAACAGGCGGAATAATCGAGTGTGAGTGGCCGTCATGGAGAACGCAGATAAAACCAGAATGAAAATATGAAACAGAAAAAATACAAAGAAAAGAAATGCGGAGAATCGCAGAGCAGAAAAATACTCATGGCTCTTTTAAGGAATCAAGGAGAGTGGGTTGCAATGCGAAGTCTCAGCAGAATATCGGGATCGCTCAATGTTCACTCAAGAATAAGCGACATCAGGAACAATGGGTATTCAGTAATGCACAAAAACGAACGCAAGGGAAGAGTTGTCTGTAGCAGCTACCAAATAAGATACACCACTCTGGATGCCGCTTTGAGCTAATGAAAACATATGTTCACAAAAGAATGGTTAATAAATTATGAAAACAGAAGACGCGCCCATGCCGATCAAGTTGCCGATAAAGCTAATCGTATTCGGCCCGCCTGCGCCAAGCCTGAACCGATTATTCGCAATGAACCACTGGTCGAGAAAGAAGTTGAGGGACGAGATCCACGCCGCAGTGTCACAATCACTAGCTATCGCGTTAGGCTCCTCGACCCAGACAACCTCTGCATCAAGTATCACATCGACGGCTTGCGCTACAAAAGCGTCATACGAGACGACACAAACAATGACATTGAGATATTCGCCCGACAAGTCAAAGTCAAAACACGCGAAGAAGAAAGAACGGAAATAGAAGTAAAGCAAGGTGACTAAGGCTGACATCAAGCTGATAGAAGAGTGGCGGGGGGTGGCGAACAAGTTCATAAGAACAAAGTCGTCCACCCCCTCTGAACTGGAAGCTTGCTTTATTGCGCTTCAGCTATCAGACCCGCAGCTTGCAAGAAAATGCAAAGAAGAAGCAAAGCACAGAAGAAAATAAAAAACAAAAAAACGGGGAGCTACCTGTTCCTTGAGCAGGCTCAGCTAATTGTTCATCTTCCGATAAAGATTATGCTCCCTCTCGCTTTGAGTTTTTATACGGGAGTATAAGTTAAGAGGAGTGCTGCGATCAACAGCGCGGAACTCCTTCTTCAAGTTTGTAGGCAGGGGGTTAGTAAAGTCGCGCATAGCGTTAAGCTGCCTGATGTCGTCTTGCGCTTCAAGAGAAAGTCGGTAATCCGCCTGCTCCCCAGTCAGCAATGCGCGAACACTCGCAAAGCTAAGGTCGGACTGCTTGCCAAGCTCAAACAGTCTTCCTTCGGCAAACCTGCCACCCTTAGCCAGTCTTCGGATGGATGTAGATGCTTTATCAAACGCTAGGCGCCGGTCTTTAAGGAATTGATCATACCGTTTATCAACATCAGCCTGAGTCTCCTTGCTACGAGACAGAAGACCGCGAGTTGAATCCGTGCCGAGACGCCGATTAGTCGCAAGTAGATCGCGCATCTGGCGGCGGATTGCTCCCTCGCGGCTAAGATACTCCGGATGAGTCGCAGTAAGCTCGCCAACTACCAGCATAGTCAAGGTTGACGGACGGCCACCGGGCCTCTCGCCTTTAATCGCCACCGGCCCAATCTCGTCAATGAACTTACGGATGGATGCCGGTGTAAACAAGTTTTTACCAACGTGTAAAAGACTCTTCGACAGCTTGTCCAAGCCGCCGTCGGAGTCGTTCCATATCCGGCGATTAAGCGAGTCCTCGCCTTGAAGAATATCACCCCACACCTTAGTAATCTTGCCCTCTTGTAGAAGCGGGGAGAGAACCTGACCAACCGCGCTAACAACAGAGTCCACAAAACTAGCCTCAGTAGCCACGCCTTTGTAAAAGGAGCTAAAAGCTTTCGCCATATTGCTCATAGGATCAAGAGAGTCCAAGCTGAACCCTCTGATTTTACGATCACTGCCTTTGTAGATAACGTAACGCTTCTCCTTGTCCCAAGCCTTGCGGCCATCCATAAACTCCTTCTCCTCGTCGGGGGTTACGGCGCCCAAGATAGCCTGAAGCACAACTTTAAGAAGACCCCCAGAGATAGCCGCACTAGCAGCAATGCCCGCCAAAGACTTAAGCCCGTTCGCCCGCATGCGTGGGTTCTTTAAGTCAAGCAGTGTATACTGAATATTCTTCACCAAGTTGTAGGAGGAGAGATATGCGAATATGGTAAATTGACCAAGAAAAGGAATATAATCCAAATGCCGAAGCGCAAGCGGAGTGCGAGAGATTGACGGCATCCGCTCCCTCACACGGGCAGAAGCAGCTTGATTGATCTGGTCGGCGCTGAGACGCTCTGCCGGTGGAGCATCAGCGTAAGCCTCGGTGATAACGGCGACTTCAGCGTAGAAAGCAATGATCTTCGCAGCCGTATCAACGGAGGCGAGCATTTGCAGAAAATTATCAACACCGCCACGAAACTTGTTGATTGTGTTAAGTTGCTCGTAAAGAGGAATGCCCATCACGCAGTCAGCAATGCGAGCCTTTACCAGTGGCGTCATCTGGTTATCGTTAAGAAGGCCGTAGCTAGCAAGCTTGGTAAACTCAGCAAAATCAGCCTCAGAAGATTTGCCGAACCGATCACGCAGAACTTTAACAGTCCCAGACGGAAGGCTTAAAGCGGACGTAAAATGACCCATCTGAGTCAGGGAGATGGTGTTGCCAAAAAACTGCTGAGCAACAAAGCCGAGGTTGCCAGCTACCTGAAAAACTTTAGTCACTCGGCTTACGGCGGCAGTAAAATCAAGCAGGGCCGATGACTCCTTCTGCTTTTGGCGTAGCTCCTGTACGTGCAGCAAGAAGCCCTTGGTGGTTTTGAATGCGGAAAACGGATCCGTGCCAGATAACAACTGCATGGAGTGGAGGTGATCAGGGTTATTATCGGAAGACGGAGAAATAAGACCATCCTCCAAAGCCTGACCAACAAAGGCATTCATCGTCTCGTAGTAAACTATCTTGCTCTGCAAGCTGCCGATAGTAACGCCAAGCACTACAGCCGGATCGGTGACCTCCCCCATCAAGACTTTCATAGAGGCTGAAATGCTCTCCCTCTTAACCGTTGCTCCATGCATATCAGCCAAAGAAGATGAAGCACCAGCAAGAGAAGCTGTGTCTGATAAATCGTGAAGCTTGCGGTAGACTTCCAAGGCAGCATCCTCGCGGGTCAAGGGATTAACAGAATCGCGTTGCAGATCAAGAATAGCCGCATCAAAAGCAGCGGTTAACTTCGGGTCAGTGCCAGCCTCAATCTTCTGCTTCAAGTCGTCAACCCAGTTTGGATCGGAGAACATCTGATACGAGCGCGTCAAATAAGAATCGTTATCTCGAATCGTGTCCAAGATGCTCTTTTCAAGAAACGGAGCGGCAAGATAATAGTATTTTTCAGAAAGCTTTGTGATTTCTTTCCGAACCAATTTCAATTCATCCATCGTCGCCGTAGCAAAGCCGCCGCGAGTAAAAATTGGCGACGTAGTTGAATCGCTGGATTCTTTCAAATACCGAAGAATTTCAACCTTGTCCTTGTCGGGCAAATCCTCGTAAGGGACGCCGAAGTCTTCAAGAATAGCGCTGCCTAATCTCTTTTGAGCAGAAAGAGCATTACGCTTAACGGTGTCAATGTTACTGTAGCCTAAATCTACAATATTCTTAAGCTTAGCCCCCAAACCGCTGGTCGGTGTAAGCATCCGTGACAAACGGCCAGAACCACCAACCATCGATTTAAGCGTCAGACGACCCGAAGAGCCGCCAAACCCGTCCAGATTAAGAGCCAGATGAATAGCGTCAGCGGATTCAGCAAGTGTCATATCACGAACACCAAGTCCCTCAAGGAGATTCTTAATCCGCAAAGTGAGATTGCTCCACAAGCCCGTTTTAAGACGGGAATGCTTAGCAATAAACTCGTCCGCCAACCGATTCAGGTAGTCATCAAGGCTCTCACGGTGGCCTTGACGGTAGTCTTTTTGAAGGAGGGCAATATCAGCCCTAGTGAGCTTGCCGAATATCCTCCTGATCCGCTCCCTGCCTTGGGGGGTGTTAAGAATGCTGTGCTTAAATTCCTCGCGGATAACACGCTGCACGTTAGCGGGGTCTTTCATTGAGGGAGCAGACGAGTTCAGGTGAATCGTGCCGTCAGGATCATACCAGCCCTCAATGTGGGGGTGATTAGGAAGGTGATCAATCACCAACCGACTATCGGGAAGAGTAATTCCAGAACGTGCAAATTCACCCCTAAGAAACAAAGCCAGCGAAGGATCGTTCGGAACAGGTGTGATTCCGTCAGCAGTCGGGGCAGCTAGGGAGTAACGAGCAACAGGCCGTACTTGGAGATTAACCTTCTCGGAGTTCTCAAAGTCCTGAGAAAGACGCAACTGAGCGCGATCAATCATCAACTTGAAAACTTTTGATCCATCATTGCTGGATTCCAAAAAAGCAAGAAGGTGAGCAGTCTTAGCGCGCTCCACATTCTGAGGAAACAGAAGAGGAGAGGGCGCAAATGCGTTATCTTCTTTGAAAAACTGCTCCATCCGAGAAGCGGTGATTGAGCCTTCAGACTGCTCCTTAGTGGGGGCTGTGGGTGCAAGTTCAGCGTAGCCATTAGATTTAAGATAGGCGACAGCATTTCGAAACCATTTCAAAAACAATTCATACCCATCAATTAAAACAAGGTCGGCTACCGATTTTTGAGAATCAGAAGCAGCCTCAGAGTAGTCCTCGATAGTTTGTTT